GATAAAAAATTTGGTAAAGAGTTTTATGATTTAGATCAAAAACAACAAATGGATCTTTACGGTGAGGCACTTGATGGATTAAGTGTAGACCTAGATGACTTTGCACAAGGTGGACGTGCAGGGTTTAAAGATGGTCTTACACCTTCATTTGAAGATTATTTAAAAGAAAGAGGTATGATTGAAAAAAGAGAAAATTTAGAAAGATTAATGAAAGAGTATCAAGAAGATATGCGTAGAAAAAAAGTTATGGAACAAAAACAGATGGTGGCAGAAGGTGGTCGTATCGGTTTCAAAGATGGTATGACCAGAAGAACTTTCTTAAAAATTTTAGGTGGCGCTATGTCTATACCGATTATCGGTAAATTTTTAAAACCAATGAAAGTTGGTAAAACAGTAACTAAAGTTCCAATGATTAAAACAGATGATGTCGCTGGTAAACCAGAATGGTTTGATGCATTAGTCAATAAGGTTATTGTTGAAGGTGATGATGTTACTAAAAAATTTGCAACAGGTGAGAGACAAACTATTCACCAAAAAAAACTTGATGATGGTTCCGTGGTTCGAGTTACAGAAGACACTGATCAAGGTGCTGTTAGAGTTGAGTATGAAAGTGAAGCCAATGTATTTGGTGATGATGTGCAATTAGAATATAGAAAACCATTACCAGATGAGGGAGATCCAAGACCAACAGCAAAGTTTACCACAGCAGAGTCAGGTCCGGTTGGTAGACAAGTAAGTCCTGATGATTATGATATAGATGTAGACGAGGTTGGTGGTACAAGTATTAGGGATCTAGACTCAGATGTATCCAAACTAAAAGAGTATGCGACAGGTCAAAAACCAACGATGAAAGAACTTGTGCAAAATATCGAACGAAGAAAAAAAGCTCAGAGAATAACGGACGATCCTGAAGCTCAATCAGATGCAGTAATTAGAAGACAGGGTGAGATGCTCGATTATGATACACCAGATGACTTTGCATCAGGCGGTATCGCAAGAATGTTAGGTGAGTAATGAAAGATTTATTAGCTACTATTGATCTGTATGACGACGATACACCAGGTATGGCTGATGGTGGACGTGCAGGATTTAGTAATGGTGGGATTGACATCTTAAAAGCAGAGGAGGAGGCTTTTAACAGAGCGCTTAAAGCTTTTGACTATTATAAAAGCACGGGTGGTAAAAAAAATTTTAGAGATTATTTAAGACAAGCTGGAGAGAGAGGTGACCAGTTTAGAGCAGAGGGTGGACGGATTGGGTTTAAAGATGGACCAAAAAAAACTTTGACTGGGGAAAAATTTATAGAAATAGCAGAAAAATTTCCGGATAAAAGCAACGTAGAATTATTAGAGTATTTTAACAAAAATAATTTTGTAAATAGAACTGGTGACCCTTTATCACTAGGTGCAATCTCAACACAGAAATCAAAATTTTTTGATGTGGCGGCAGAAACAAAAGCTAAAATTCCAAAAGGATATATAAAATCAACTGACGTATTTAAAAATTTACCAATAAGTAAAGCAGATTATTTTAGAGTTAAACAAGCAAAAGAAGGTGGAACATTACTAACTAAAGAAATAGATAAACTTTTAAAACCTGTAAAAATAGGCGAGACTTTTTATTTTAAAAACCCAAATAAAACAGACTTAAAATCTTTTGTACGACTTGCAGATAAAACTGGTAGATTAGATAATAGAATTGCAGATTTAATGATAGAGTTTGACAAAGTCTATGGCAAAAATTTTGCAAAAGGAGTTATTCCAGACATAGAAGATGTAAAACAAAAATTTAATATTACAGATAGCACTGCTGGAAAAGTAACTACAAGATTAGCTCAATGGTATGGTGGTCAAGATTTTAAAAACACTCAACTACAAAATTTAAAAAGAAACAAAATAGCATCAAATAGAATGTTTAAAACCATTGAAAAATCTCAATTTGGAAATCCATATAGAGATGGATTATATAGAATATCGTTAGAAACCATAGATTCTAAATTAGGAAATAAACAAGGAACTTTTGAAAAATTTAAAACACAAGCTAAACAAATTTTAAAAAATAATAATATTCCAATTTACGATCCCAAAATGGGTAAAAATGCTTTTGGTTTTAATATCAATGAAATAGCTGGTGTAACAGGAAGTGCTAAATCAAAAGCTGCAGAATTTTCTCAATTTGTAGATATAATGGATGGAAACATAAACACAAAAGCAATGGCAGGTTTTCAATCTAAATTTTCAACTGCAAGACAAATTATAGAAAACGACCCAACTAAATTATCTGTGGAATCTAAAAAAATTAATAAAATAGCTCAAGACCTAGAAAAAAGATATAACGTAGAATTACCAAGATTAAGAGATCCCGATGCAACAAAATACTTCTCACCCGCAAGATTAAGAGAATTAAATGCTCAAGGTTTAAATATTGTTAAAGCTGCAGAACGTGCAGGGTATACAGTTCAGGTGCCTAAAAGTGCAGTAACTGTACAAGAGTTTGTTCAACAAACCCCAAAAGCAGTTAAAGGATTAAAAGCTTTTATGAAAACAAATAATATACCTTGTAATCTTAGCCAAGGTCTTAATTGTAATTTTCCACAAGCATATGAAAAATCTTTAAATGAATTAAGCACAAAAGCACAAGCTGGTGATCAAGCTGCGGCAGCTAAAATGACAAACTTTGCTAAATCAGTTAGAGGTGCAGGGAGCGTAATCAAAGGTGTGTTAGGTCCTGCTGCATTAGCTTTTGAAGTAGGTATTGCCATACCTATTGGTCTGTTTGAGTATGCACAAGGTAAACCTGCAACGGAAATAATAAACACATTAACATATGGTGGATTTGGAAAAAGTAGAGAGGATAGACTAAAAGAATTGATGCCAGAGTATGGACAAGTTGAAAAGCTACAAAGTCTTGATGAAAGCCTTCAAGATTTAGAACGTCTGCAAAAGGGAACACGAGGTCAAAGATTAAGAAGCAAACCACTGTTTGAAAAAACAACAGAAGAATTTCAAACTCTTGCTAAACCATATTTGTCGTCAGAAGATCCAACTGCAGCGATGTTGGAAAATTTACAAAAAAGCCAAGACCTAAGACAAAAACTTATCGATGAAGATTTACAAAAAAAACAAGATAGAACTACACAGTTTGATTTAAGTAATCCTTTTATGGCAGCAGGCGGTGGTATTGCTAAAATGGCTGGCGTGGATCAAGGCCCACCACCAGAATCAGGACCAAACTCACAAGGGTTGCAAGGTCTAATGAAACGTGTTAGAAACTTATAGGAGTATATATGGCAGAAATAGACAAAGGACTCCCGAACACTAGAAACAAAGAAGAGATCCCTTCACAAGAAGAGATTCAAGATGTTGCTGTTCAGGAACCAGTAGAAGATAAAGGACCGATCGAGGTTATCCCAGAGGAAGACGGTGGTGTAACATTAGACTACGAACCAGGTGCAATTAATGTGCCAGGAACAGAAAATCATTTTGACAATTTAGCAGAACTTTTACCTGATGATGTTTTAGAACCTGTTGGTAATGACATGGTGCAAAACTACATGGACTATAAATCATCAAGAAAAGATTGGGAAGAATCTTATAAAACAGGTTTAGATCTTTTAGGATTTAAATATGAAAATAGAACAGAACCATTTCAAGGAGCAAGCGGTGCAACACACCCAGTATTAGCAGAAGCAGTCACACAGTTTCAAGCGCAAGCCTATAAAGAATTATTACCAGCTGATGGTCCAGTAAGAACACAAGTAATAGGTATTAAAAATCCACAGACAGAGCAACAAGCTGTTCGTGTAAAAGATTACATGAATTATCTAATTATGGATGAGATGCAAGAGTATGAAGCAGAATTTGATTCTATGTTATTTCATCTACCACTTTCAGGTTCTACATTTAAAAAAGTTTATTATGATGTACCAATGGGTAGAGTCGTATCAAAGTTTGTGCCAGCTGACGAATTAGTAGTTCCATATACAGCAACAAGTTTAGAGGATGCGGAATCAATAATACATGTAATTAAAATGTCAGAAAACGAATTACGTAAACAACAAGTAAATGGTTTCTATAGAGACGTAGAGCTTTCACCTCCAGGAAACGTAGAACAAAATTCTGTTGAGAAAAAAGAAAAAGAATTAGATGGCACTAAAAAAGTTGGTAAACAAGAAACTATGTATACTCTACTAGAGTGTCATGTAAATTTAGATTTAGATGGTTTTGAAGAAGTTGATTCACAAAATGAACCAACAGGAATAAAATTGCCCTACATAGTAACTGTAGAAGAAGGCAGCCGAGTAGTGCTCTCCATACGGAGAAACTATGCGCCCAATGATCTAAAGAAAAATAAGATCCAATATTTCGTCCACTTTAAATTTCTGCCAGGACTAGGATTTTATGGCTTTGGACTCATTCACATGATTGGCGGATTGAGTCGTACGGCAACGGCGGCTCTCCGTCAATTATTAGATGCTGGAACTTTATCAAACCTACCAGCAGGATTTAAACAAAGAGGCGTTAGAGTTAGAGATGAGGCAGCTCCAATACAACCAGGTGAATTTAAAGATGTTGATGCACCAGGTGGTAATTTAAGAGATGCATTCTTTCCATTACCATACAAAGAACCATCACAAACATTATTAAATCTTTTAGGTATTGTTGTACAAGCAGGTCAGAGATTCGCGGCCATTGCTGATATGCAAGTTGGTGATGGTAACCAAGCAGCAGCAGTTGGAACAACCGTTGCATTGTTAGAGCGTGGTTCAAGAGTTATGAGTGCGATACACAAGAGATGTTACGCAGCGATGAAAGATGAGTTTAAATTACTTGCAAAAGTTGTATCACAATATCTACCACCAGAATATCCATACGATGTTGTTGGCGGCGCAAGAAATATTAAACAAGCAGATTTTGATGATAGAATAGATGTTGTGCCAGTTGCAGATCCAAATATATTTTCAATGTCACAAAGAATTACACTTGCACAAACACAATTACAAATAGCAACATCAAATCCACAGCTACACAATATGTATCAAATCTATAGAAATATGTATGAAGCGATTGGTGTAAAAAATGTTGATGCAGTTCTACCACCGCCAGCGCCAAATATGCCAATGGACCCAAGTTTAGAGCATATTAATGCACTAGCTGGTAAACCTTTTCAAGCTTTTCCTGGTCAAGACCACAGAGCACACATCACAGCTCACTTAAATTTTATGTCAACCAACATTGTCAGAAATAATCCTGCAGTTATGGCAGCGATACAGAAAAATATTTTAGAACATATTAGTTTGATGGCTCAAGAACAGGTACAATTAGAGTTTAGAGAGCAGATGCAACAGATGATGATGATGCAACAACAGGCAGCTATAAATCCACAGGTACAACAACAGCTTCAAGCGCTTACAAATCAGGTCGAAGCAAGAAAATCTGTGTTAATTGCAGAGATGACAGAGGAATTTATGAAGGAGGAGAAGCAAATTACGTCACAATTTGATAATGATCCTCTTTTAAAACTAAAATCACGTGAGGTTGACCTTCGTGCGATGGAAAATGAGCGTAAAAAAGATAATGATGAGGCTCAAATCGAGCTTGCAAGAGCAAGATTAATGCAACAAGGCGAGATCGCAGAGGATAAAATGGATCAAAACGAGGATTTAGCTAAATTAAGAGCTGGAGTTAGCCTTGCAAAGACCGGAGTCAAGCAAGCAGCAGTAATCACGGAGGATAATTAATGCCATTAAACAAAAAAGGTAAAAAAATTATGAAATTCATGAAGAAACAGTA